CCAATAACAAGATTAGGTAAATTCTTCGGAGGAGAAGATTTCGACTTAGACATTTCTATGGGTAGAGAATGGTTGGATGGTGATATGAATTTCACATTGGTCTTATACAAGGTTGACAAATACAAAACCAAAACGGATGATGTTTATGGAGAAGCTTTAGAAGATGGTATTCAATTCTTGGCACCTGTTCAATTTAAGGCTTATGTTAAAATAGTTCAACCTGAAAACAAATACTTGGGGACATCAAAGATTGCACAAACCGAACCAGGTAATATGACATTTTCTGTTTACCAAAAAGATTTGGATGAATTACAAATCAGTATTGATTTCGGTGATTACATCGGATATTACGAAACAGAAAGTAGAGTTAGATACTACACCGTTGTGGATGACGGAAGGGTGGTATCAGATTTGAAACACACTTATGGCGGATATAAACCATTCTACAAAACTTACGATTGTGCTCCTGTAAACATGAATGAGTTTAGAGGACTATAACTATTTATACATAATGGCATTACCAAAAAAAATAGTCAAACCTACACTCCCGTTAAAGAACCAAAGAACTTTATACGCAAGGAGAGAAGAACTTCTTAGTTATATTACTAAGGACGGAACTTATTTACCTAAGTCAGTTTTACATGACGACTTGGATAGGGGGATGTTGGATTTTGTTAAGAACACTTTGGAAATGACCACATCAGGTGCGAGAGTCCCTGTTGTTGATATTATCATCACATCACAGAACTGGGCTCAGTTTACTGAAACATGGAACTTTAGAGATTTGGATAACAACGTTGATTTACCATTCATCACTGTTATCAGACAACCTGAGGTAAAATATGGTAGTAACCCCACCATATATACAATCCCTGATAGAAAACAATTTTTATTTGCGGTGGTTCCGACTTGGGACGGTAACAGAAGGGGTGCCGATGTTTATACCATTCCACAACCAATACCTGTGGACATAACATACCAAGTTAAAATAATGTGTAACAGAATGAGAGAACTAAATCAGTTCAACAAAATTGTTATGCAGAATTTTTCTTCTCGTCAAGCATATGCCTTTATTAAAGGCCACTATATTCCAATCCTTTTAGATAGTGTGATTGACGAAGATGTTATGGACTTAGAAAAAAGAAAATTTTATATTCAAACATATAATTTTACCATGTTGGGAATTCTTATTGATGAGGAAGAATTTGAAGTAAAACCCGCCATCTCAAGAACCTTAACCTTAACCGAAGTTGGGACAAAAACTTTAAGAGGAAAACGAAATGTAAATCCTCTAAATCCAAACCAATTTGAAATTTTTTATAAGTACAAAACATCGGAAATATCTATAGAAAAAAATTTACCATATAGAGTTAATCTACTTAATGTTTCTGTAGATAATGTTGATAGTTATGATGTTTTTATTAATGGTGATTTTTTTGGAAGTGATATATCTAACATCCAAATTAATTCAGGTGATGTTCTTAGAATTGACATTACCAAAACAAACCCATCGAATGAGTCCATTATTGGGTGGCAAGCAACGATTGTTTAATCCTCACCATACAGGTCTCTTTTTTCTTTACACTTTTCTAAAATCAAAGTTTCTAAAAACTTGTAAATCTTAAGACCTCTTTTGTCACAATATCTTTTTAACACATCGTGTGTCTCAACAGATATTTTTAAATTTTTAATCTTCTTGCGTGGTTTTTCCATAAGGTAGAAAAAAGGCAGAAAATAATCTGCCCAATTTATAAATACATATTTAGAAGTAAAGTTTTTGTGTTTTTAGTGGATATTTATACAATAAAATAAAATTAGACATTAAGAAAACAGAGTAATGGCAACATCAAATAAAGTCTTCGTTTCACCGGGTGTGTATACATCGGAAAGGGATTTAAGCTTCGTAGCACAAAGTGTGGGTGTAACTACACTAGGTATCGTGGGAGAAACAATCAAAGGTCCGGCCTTTGAACCAATCTTCATAACAAATTATGATGAGTTCCAAGCGTTCTTCGGAGGAACCCAACCTGAGAAATTTGTTGGAACACAAATACCAAAATACGAGGCCGCTTATATAGCGAAATCATATTTACAACAATCAAACCAACTATTCGTAACAAGAGTTCTTGGATTATCGGGTTATGATGCCGGTCCGTCATGGTCAATAACAACAATTGCAAACGTTGACCCAGGAACTGTTGGTATGAATACCGCATTAACAACAACATGGAGTTGCGAATTTTCAGGTACATCAGGAAGTAGTTCTACAATTGTTTTTGACCCATTCGGAACAACGCCACTACCAACCGCAATTGCAAATCACTTTGGTACTTATACCACATTTAACGGTGGTACATCTTCGGTAAGTGGTGATATGCAAAATTTCATTTGGTTTTTGTCAAATGACGCTTCAACAGGAGGTACATTAGCAACTGAAAGTATTGATTACTATGGTAGTGTTGCTGACGCTGACTATCAGTTTTTAACCACTTCAGGTCCTTACACCGCGGCAACAAACGTGTTCGGTGTTGATGATTTAGAAATCAGTTTGAATGATTTAGATAGTGATACTAACGACCCTTGGTTCTACGCTATGTTTGATAACCAAGGTAGTTGCGAATATTCGGGTTACTCTTTCTTTACTGTAGTTACTAGTGTTGATAATACATGGTCAACCCCTGATGAATTCTCAGGAGTTGTTTCAGGTAACTTATATACTTACTCAGGTGTTTCTTACTGTGATTACGACAACATGGTTGTTGCAACTTTAAGGTCAAGAGGTTTAGCAACCTACGTAGGAGATAATGGACCTGTATACGAAGTTACAGGACTTTCTCAAGTATCGATGGTGTGTACAGGAAATTACGCAACAGTAAATACAAACCCATTTTCAACTTTCAAAATTACAGGAACAACTAGAAATAACACAACTTTCGATTTCGAAACATCTTTGAGTACCTCAGCAACAAATAATTTATCGAAAGTATTTGGTGTAAGTAATTTCGATAAACCAAAAGCGGAAGTTCCTTTATTTGTAGAAGAAGAATATTCTAACTTACTTTATAATTCTTATAATAAAGGATATATAAGAGGTTTAAGTTGTGATTTGATAGAATTAGATTCGGCTAGAACAACTGGTGCTGCTGGTTTAATTTCGATTGGAAATTACTTAGAAAAATACCAAACACCCGAAACACCTTGGATTGTTTCTGAAGTTCGTGGTAACACAGTATATAGATTATTTAAATTCTACACAATATCTGATGGTAATTCCGCAAACAGAGAAGTTAAAGTATCAGTTGCTAATATGTCATTCGACCTTATGACTTTTGACGTTTTAGTTAGAGATTATTTTGATACTGACTTAAATCCTGTTGTGTTAGAAAAATACACAAGTTGTTCTATGGACCCAGCTCAAAATAATTATGTCGCTAAAAAGATTGGTACAGCTGACGGTGTTTACGCAATTAATTCTAAGTATATTATGCTTGAAATTAATGAAGAAGCCCCATCAGATGCTCTTCCAGCTGGTTTTGAGGGATACTTGATTAGAACATATAACGATGTTAATCCTCCATTCCCAATCTACAAAACTAAATATGATGCACCTGGTGACGTGTTATATAACCCACCTTTTGGCACCATTTTAGGTGTAGATAATGAGATTATCAGTAGTGGAGATAATGCTAGAAGAAACTACTTAGGTTTCAGTACAAATGTTGGATGGGACGTTAATTTCTTTGATTACAAGGGTAAACAAAACCCATCAGGATTTACTTGTTACGAACAGACTTATGCTAATTGGAATCACCTAACTAAAGGTTTCCACATGGATAGTGGAGCAACCGCAGTAACAATTTCTTCTATTTATTCTACTTCAGGTACTCAGGCATTTGATTGTGGTGTAGGTCAGTTTAATACTGAACCTATTGACCCAAATGAAACTTATTACAGAACATATTCTCGTAAGTTTACTGTTTTACCTTATGGTGGTTTTGATGGATGGGATATTTACAGAGAATACAGAACAAATGGTGATGAGTATGTATTAGGTAAAGCTGGTTATTTGTATGGTGGTAGAGCAGGTTGTGTACCTTACGCAAATGCCACAGGTTGGGGTGCCTTCAGACAGATTACTGTAGAAGACAACACAGCTGACTACGCTAATACTGACTACTACGCTTACTTACTTGGTATGTTGTCATTCGCTAATCCTGAATCAACAAACATCAACGTGTTTGCAACTGCAAGTATCGACTACGTTAATAACTCAAACTTGTGTGAAGCTGCGATTGGTCTTGTTGAACAACAAAGAGCTGACTCAGTTTACATCGTTACAACACCTGACTACAATATGTACACTCCTGACGGAGGTAGTCAGTACGAAATCATCTATCCACAAGAGGCGGTTGACAACTTAGATGGCACCGCTATTGACTCATCTTATACTTCAACTTACTATCCTTGGATTTTGGTTAGAGACACTGTGAACAATACTCAAATCTACTTACCACCAACAGGTGAAGTTTGTAGAAACTTGGCATTGACAGATAACATTTCATTCCCTTGGTTCGCAACTGCGGGTTACACAAGAGGTCTTGTTAACTCAATCAAAGCAAGATTGAAACTAACACAAGAGGATAGAGATACTCTTTATCAAGGTCGTATCAACCCAATCGCAACGTTTGCGGATGTAGGAACAGTAATTTGGGGTAACAAAACTCTTCAAGTTAAAGAGTCTGCTTTGGATAGAATCAACGTAAGAAGATTGTTATTACAAACACGTAAATTAATTTCAGCTGTCGCAGCAAGATTGTTGTTTGAACAAAATGACGAAAAAGTTAGACAGGACTTCTTGGATTCTGTTAACCCAATTTTGGATTCAATCAGAAGAGATAGAGG